CCTCTTCAGCTTTTTTATATGTATCGTATTTTTTGTAAGCCATTAAAATACTCCTTTAAAACCTTTACCACGGATAGCTTGACCTGTTCCTCTGGCTACCATTCCACCGTTAGCTTTTTTCTGAGGCTTCATCTCTTTCGCCATTTTCATTTCCTGTTTGGTTGCAGGGCGTAAACCAATTTCTAAAACCATACCACCTTCTTTTTTCTTCACTACGCCACCTTTTTTCATGTAGCCCATTTTATTTCTTACCCCTGTAGGTAATTTTGCTAGACCTGGATTTTTGCTTTTATCCACTGGTTTTAAACTTTTGTTCATCATGCCGCCTTCTGCTTTTTTAGCTATTGTGCCTCCTGAACCTGGACCAATTTGAATTATTCTAAATGTTTCATTTCCCGGCTTTCCTTTAGCAAGGATCATAGATCCAGAGGGTGCTTTTTTAAGAGCCTCTTTTGCATCTTTTACGTTATCGTATGTTTTAGACATAATAAACTCCTAGTGTACTGTTTTGTTATATACGGGGATAGCCTCGTATTTATAATTTGCTAGTAACTTTAACAAATCTTGTGTTTGTTTCAACCCTATTTCACGGTTCATGGCCCACTGACCTGCAGCTAGATAAGAACTAGCAATGGCTAATGGATCAACGCCTTGGGAAACATAGAGAGAAAATAACATTTTAAATTCATAAGTAAGGGAATCAACGGCTTCTCTATCAATCTCTTCTAGAGGGTTATTTTTTTCTTTTTTTGACATTCGATTTACCTGCCTTTTGTAGAGCAATCGCAATTGCTTGTTTTTGAGGATAACCTTCTTTCCTCATCTTAGATATATTAGCACTAACTGTTGCTTTACTACTACCTTTTTTTAGAGGCATTTAATCTCGCTAACTGAACGGCAGTTCGTTGGTCTTGAATGTCATATTGTTGTTGAATCTTTTGTGCGTCATAAGATTTTTTATAACTCAATCTTTCTTTTTCTAATTCTTTATCCGCAAGATCATCCGCAGCATCTAAGTTGAGTTTTTGTTGTTCTAAATCTAACTCACGTTGTTTGATCGCTACTAGTGGATCTTGTTGTTGCGCACCAAATCCTAAAGCTTCTTGTTCTTCCGCTACCGCTTCATCAATCTTAGCAGCAACTTTAATAGCCACTTGTTTTTCAATTTGTGCTTGGAATTGAGCTTGCAGTTCAGGTGGTACCTGTCCACCAAACTTCGCAGACTCTTTTTGAAGCTGTGGTCCAGCTTCTAGCATCACTTCATTTCTTGCTTCAGCTGACATATGCTCCACAATGTGTGCTTGTAAAATTGTCATGACTTGTGGATTGTTTCTCACTAAGAACGAACTCATAAAGGCACGATGGGCTTCAATGTGAGCAGCATGATCTTGTTCAGGGAATACCACTAAAGATTGATTGCGTAGTGATTGTGCATTTTCTAAACCCGGATCGAGAGGTGTCGGTTTAGCTGGAGGGGGTAAAATCGCTTCGACTTGTTGCACTCCTAACGCCATATACATTCTGCGATACGCTTCGTATAAATTATGAATCTGAGGATTGCTTTGTGCTAATTGTAATTGAGTTTGTGCCAACATAATTCGCTGACTCATTGAAAAGATATTCGGATCCGAGACGGGTTGAACATCAACTCGATCATCAAAGTCCGTGACTTTAATTTGTCTGTTTCCGCCTGCTACATTGTAAGGATATTCAGGTGGCAAAGCACTTGCAAATAATTTAGCGAGTAATTCAAATTCTTCTTTTTGAGCATTGTGACATCTTTTGTGAATGGCACTCATCACTTTAGAACCTTGTTCTAATAATGCCATGGTGGTACCAACAGGATTCGCTTGAGAACCTTCGCCTACTTTCATATCCGCAATCGCAGCAAATCTTCTTCCCGCATCCACCACATAACCGAGTAATTGAAAGAGTGTTCCATCAGGTCCTTTATACGGTAAGGGCATTAACGCATTTCGTAAGTCTCCGCCAGGGGCATCCACATCTCTGAATTCACCAGGCATTAAAGGTTCTTCATCATCTCGAACACGAAGTCCTCGTGATTTAAATCCGGCCGGTAAGTTGGATAATGTACCGGCATCGAGCAATGCTCGTAGTGCAGCTGTGGCTGTTCTTGTCAAACCTCCTAGCATATGCACTAAACCAAAACCATAAAATCCGAGACCAGGTAAAAACTTGTAATGAACAAAATATTTTTGTCTCATGAACATCGGATCGTTCTGTAGATAGTTTCGGTAGATTGATAAAATCTTTCCGGTGCCTTGTTCGAGTGTCACAACATAAGGCAGTTTTAGTCCTGTGGGCTCACCATCTGGTCCTGTGTTTTCATATCCTTCGAGATCTAAATCGACGTGCATCTCGAGTAACTGATACTGACCAGAATATTCTGACTTTTGGACTCCTTCTAATTCATCGTACTTTTCTTGAATATCGGAATACGAAGAATACAATTCGTCGTTCTCATCAATTTCAATATCTCGGTAAAAACCAGAAATCATTTGTCGCTTTAAATCATTCGGAGAAATTTTTATCACATGCGTAATGCGTTCGGCATCTTCTAATTCGGAGGCGCCGTAGTTCACCACCAAGTCTTCACTCGGTATAAACTTCGCACACGGTCTTCCCATGTTGCCATCAAAGTAAACTTTTTTAAATGCACTACCGGCTAACGGTAAATGGAAAAGTAATTGATCCATTTCGGGATCGTACTCTTTCATCTTGTACGTAATTTGATAGTTCATAAATTCTTTGACTCGCTCGGCCTGTTGTTCTACCTCAGGAGTTGCTACTCCTAAGACAGCGGTCTTAACAGGACCGCCCGCAGGCAAGAGTTCTTTATACGCTCCTGCTTGAAACTGCGTGACGGCCTCAGCGAGTAGTGGATGAGAAACCGATGCTGCCCCTCTGAAGGGATTTGAAACTTCTTGATATTTGAAACCTAAGAGATCTAAACCTTTGATGTAACTTTGTTCCCAATCTTTTCTCGATGTTTGATCGACCGAGAACTGTGCTCGGAGTTCATTGGAAATTTTTGCGAGAGTTTCTTCTTCGATAACTTCGGCTAAGTTGTCAGCGAATCCGTCTCCGGTGTCCGTGGGCACGGGACCAAGGCTCACGGCCTCATCGCCCTCTACCTCAATCTCTAGCGGTGTATCTTCGCTAACTGCTTCTGTAACTATTTCTTCTTCGACACCTGTGGGTGCTTCGTTTAATATTTTATCTATTTCGGCCATAAATGTTAAAATATATCTTTTTTAGTATCATACAAGGGTTTATCGATAAAGCCACCGTAGGCTTTTTCTTCTAGCTTAACAGGTTTTCTTGTAATCTCATCTCCCCTAGCTTCGAATCCCATGTTCTTATAAAAACTAATTAACTGCTTTTTATTTAAAGCTTTGTTTCCAAAAGGTTGAGCAACTCCTTGAATTGTTACTCCATTGGCATCTGCTAATTTAAATAGTTCATTTAAAACATCTTTCGCGATTCCCTGTCCTTGCATTTCAGCAGGAACACCGATGGCATCTAATTCCAGAACTTTATCTTGTCCCATTGCAGTAGCTAACTCTAGTGTTGCGTGAACCTTTCCATCTTTAACTAGCAAGAAATTATTATCCGATCTTTTCATAGGATCAATAGCCACCGCATAATCTCCTAGACTTCCTATTTGTTTTGGTTGAGCGATTATCATTTTCTCCCACCCCTCCATAAATAAGTCGTTAGGATCTCTTTCCACATTTTGATTTTTAACACCTGCTATTTGATTAAATATTTGTTCATTAGGTTTTAAGTCTTCTTTTTTCTCTTCATCCTTCTTGGGAATATCAGGTAAGTCGATATCGGGATCAGGTTCTGGCTTTTTTTCTTCTTCCTCTTCGTCTTTTTTCTTTTCGGGTAATTTGTCTTTCATCGCCATAATACCAGAAGTGCCTGTTAATGTTTGTCCTGCTTGTTTCAGCAATTCTAATTTTTGTTCGGGTGATAAATTTTCAGTAGCTTGT